ACAGATTCAAGTCTCTTCTTCAAATCATCGTAAGATTTGAATTGATCAGCAGCAACAAACTCTTCAAGAGAGTATTGCTTCTTCCAGATTGCTTCAAGAGCATCGTCATCATCAAGTAGTGGAGTTACAGCAGCAAATTCAGAACTATCATAGTTTCTGTATCCTGCTACGTTCTTTGCCTTTAACTTGAAGTTTGCACCTTGCCAGAAATCGAATGGATCGATTGCTTCCTCATCTTCAAACTCAGGTTGCATTGCTGCAGTGAGTTTATCAAAGATCTTCTTACCGAACTTATATAAGAATACTTTACCTTCGTTCTCAGGATTTGCGGGATCCTTTACAACGTAGATATTACTAATGTAAGTTAACTTACGTTTCTGCTTTCTAGCAGTTTCTTTACCTGCATCAGTTCCATTGTTCCATAATTCTGAATTGTATTCAGATACTGGATCTTTCTGTCCTAATGTGGTTAAAGAGTTTTCGATATACCAACCGCCAGGACCTTGAAAGGCATGGGAGTATAGTTTTACGAATGGGAGATCTTCCTTGTCAGGGGGTGGAAGGAAACGTATAACAGCGTAGCCATTTCCGCTTTTGTCTACGTCTAGTTTCCATAAACGGTCATCTCCTGTTGCACCGTTATTGTTCATTTTCTCAACTTCTTTAACTAACTTTGCAGTTAAAGAGCCTAATTTAGATTGCTTTTTAAGATTAGCAAACGACATAATTGGATACCTCGGATTAATTGGATTCGTTGGATGTTTGGATTATAGCAGATAAACTATTAAAAGTCAATTGATGTTTTGTTTCAATGTCTGAATAGTTTCATTCATGGAACTAAACAAAATCTGCATATCAGTACCAGGCGGGAAACCCATACTTGAAATGGATTTCTGTAATGTTTGTGTCATTTTTTTTGCCTCTGGCGAATCTGAAAGAGATAGTCTAGTATACATGACTTTCTGCTTTTCTAATAATGTAACTAGTTTGTCAATATGTTCAACTTTATCTTCACGGGACATAAATGGATAACCAAATGCACGAGAGTACACTTGTTCTTGTAACTTGTTGATTTCGACAAGTTCTTTTTTAACTATTTCAGAATCAAAAAAATTACTCATCTACTAAATCCCTCAGAATTTTTTTATAGTTGAATACATTAATATTTAGGAAAGGTAGATATTTCCTTATCTTCAAACTGACGGATTCCCACACTGGATCTTGTAATTTTGTATCAAAGTTTTTTACGAAAGAGAATATTTTTTCCAGTATTGTAAGTGTCTCTAATGATATTTCTCCACCCAGATACTTTTTGAGAACTATTGGATGTCCTTTCGAGCAATTGAATACTTCTTCTAATTTTTTTTCCGACAGCAATTCCGTTGATTGTTCTTTGAACAAGTAAGTCAAACTCTGCTGTCGTTTCATCCAGTCTGCGTACGTTTTTTCTCCAGAATTTATTATTTCTCCAATCCATAAATTTTGAGGTGTGTCGGCAGTTACAAAGTTTGCAAGTAAAAAATCTGTAATTTCTTGATCAGAATATTTCCTAGAAGTCTTTTCAAACCAATACTTATCTTTCCTTTTATTAAAGGATGTCATAGTTGCTCTTGATTTCCCTCCATACGTAAAAAAATCATATTTACGGTTAGTAAAATGATTTTTCATGGAAAGATATGTTTGATAAGTCTCAAAGGGTGTCACTTTCGTCTTCATCATTTTCTTCAGTATCTAGTTCAGTTATAGAGTCAACAGGAACCTCTGCCTCACCAATTCTATACCAGTGTTGAGGAATTCCTATACTATCTTTTCTAACACCTAGATATTCTAAATCAGGATAAGTATGTTCACGCATAATTGCTTGTAAGCGATAGTGCATTAACTCAGATTTAGAAGGCATTATAAGGGTAGTTTTGCTCTTGATGTAGGTTTCATAAAGTTAAGACGGGTTGCGTCCCACTTAAGTCTTTCTTTCAAAGGTTTTGAAATAAGTCTTGTTATTGATTCTACCTCAAGTCCATTAATTTCGCAATAGTAGCAAATAGCATCAATATAATTAAATTCTTCCTCTGCTACGATCTTTTCAATCTCCATAGCAAATTTCTGAGGAGTCAAAAATTTACTCTCAATTGCTTTTTCTAGTTCTTTATTTGGTTCCATAGAGGTCAAGTTTATCCCCAACAAATTTTCTAATATACTTGGTGAGGAGTTTGATGTACTTTCTTTTGTCATACTCTTCATAGACGACGCATTCTCCATTTTCACATGCCATGATAATTACAAGTTTCTTAACAGTTATTCCTGTTAATTCATAGAGCATACAACCGTATGCCATTGCTTGGACGAAATAATGTTCGATCCATTCTTTGGGTTTAGGTTTCTTAGATGTTTTAAAATCTATTATAGATAACTCTCCATCGTATTCTGCAATACAATCGACTGTCCCTGCAATACCTAATTCTCTACTATATAGGGAACCTTCCAGACAGTAAATATTATCTATTTTGTTTAATTTTCCCTTCGATATTTTAAAGAGAAAATCTGATATAGGTGGAACTTTAGGTAGTTCTTCATCATTTTTTAGATAATGTTCTGTAAGAGTGTGCATATCAGTTCCACGGGTTGTAGCCGCTTTTGTGATACGATCTGCCTCTTCATCTCCTACCTTTTTTCTCCAATTAACAAAGATATCTTTATTAAAATGACTAGTAACTGAAGTAATAGAAACAAGTTTAATTAACTCATCTTCTTCTGGAACTGAATAATAACGAACTCCATCTATAGTCTCCCTACTTAGTTTAGGAAGTTCCAAATCAATATGTTTAAACATTACATACCTAACTCAAGTTTTGCAACAAGATACTCTTTTACTAGTCCAGAACGTATTATATCATCTAAACCAAATTCAATAATATCTACTGAAGGCATTGATGTCAATATTTTCATGAAATCAACAATACCATTTCTATCATTGGTTTTAGTGAGATCTGATTGAGTGGCATCGCCACAGAACATAATCTTACTATTATCCCCAACTCTTGTCATTATACTATCTAATTCGTGAAAATTCAAGTTTTGAAATTCATCAACTATAACAATTGAATTATCAAGAGTTGTTCCTCTAATAAAAGAAGTTGACCAAAACTTTATAGTTCCTTGTGCTTTTAGATTGCCATATAGCATTTCAAAGTCTGCATCAGATGGCATCTGAAACATATATTTTACCATATGTTTGTATGGGATTTGATATATGTCTGCTTTATCTTCATGATCGCCAGGTAAGAATCCAATCTCTCTTGTAGAAACTAGGGATCTTACAAGATATATTGTTTCGTAAGGTGTATCATCGCTCAATACATCTTTGAGTGCATTATAAAGAGTAATAAATGTTTTTCCTGTTCCTGCTACACCATACGCAATCAAATGCTTTCCTTGTGCATAAGAATCAAACAATTGTGTCTGATGCTCAGTTAAAGGGTTCACCTCTGTTAGATAGTGTGTATTTAAAGGTTTTTTTCTTTTCATTTGCTTGGTAGTTAGTCCTACACCGATTGGTTGCTCTGCTTTCTTTTTACGTGCCATTTATAATGTTTTCACCCCAGAACCTGGTGCCTTTTGTGCTTTTCGTAGAACATCGTTCCAGCCAGGTTTGGATTTTCTTAATTTATCTTTCCACTCTCCAACTTCACCAACACCTGGTGCGTTATCTGGAGTGTAATATCTTTCCCAATCGGGATTATCAATCTTCCACTGATCCCAGTCGTGGACGCTCATTACAACGTCTTTCTGTTCACCAGTCTTTGTGTTTACAACGGGATATGTAGCCATAATTATTAAGTATTATAAAATTATTTAGTTAGAAGCATAAGGGAGTTCAGTTGCTTCGGGATCAATATATCTCGCACGAGTCAATCCAGACTCATTTTTGCCTAATCCATATCCCCAAACAGTTTCTTCAGTGATTGTAGCACCCTTTTCAAGATTTTGTCTAGTTTTCATATCATTAAGTATCTTTATCAATTTATCTCTTTCTAAGAGTACCTCATCTTGATAAGAATCTATTATATCCATACACCATTTTTCTACAGTTCGTTCAAATGACATATCTTCCTTAAATTCAACATAACCTTTAGTTGTTGTAGGTCTAGGTAACTTTATAAGAACTTGAGATTTAACAACAAAATTATTATCTTCAGTTTTTTCTTCAAGTGCATAAACAAGTTCTACGCTAGAAACCATTCTAGGAAGATAGGCATGATCTTCAAGTTTACACTTTATTAAATACCATTTAAATTTCATTTTAACTCCACTCTAGAGATTCTGATACTGTAGGGAACTGTTCAATAAAAACCTTCCGACATGCATTAGCAATATCCATATGTTCTTTTTGTGTTCCGTGTGCTGAACGTAAATTTATATAGTGTATCCACGAACGACAAGAACCTGTCATATAGATTCTTGTAGGTGTACACAAAGGTAGTACCATTCTAGCACATTCTTTTGCAACTCCACTATCTAGCATCTGATTATATAATGAAAAAGCAGAACTAAACAAAGTGTTCATTTGTTTTTCTAATTTTTCAACAACTGCAGGATCTAAATCATCTATTGAATTTTGACGATTCTTACTATCTTGTCTTCTTAATTCTGGTAATTCTATAGTTTCTAAAAGTTTAGCATCAGCATATCTTTGAGAAAACTCTTGAAATGTAAAACTACGATGTCTTAATATCTGTGCTGCTATTGCACGAGTAGTTTCTATTTCAAGTGTCATTGTAGATTGTTCAAAAACAGACCAATGTTGATGTTTAATACAATATTTCAACAATCCTGCAAATTTTTCATTATCCTGATTTGAAGGATTAGACACTCTAGCAATATATGCCATGGTTTTCTCTGCATCAGGTGTAATGCTTACTAATTTTACGTTCATTTACCAAATCCTTTTGAATTGTTTTTTTCTGCTAAGAGAACTTCTTCTTTAAGAACTTTTAGTTGATCCTTTATCTCTTTGAGTTTTTCATCACTATATAAATGATCTTGTTTTAGTAATCTTTCAAGTAACTTTATTAATCTTTTTGCTCTAGTCTGGGTAGCCATCGTCATCCTCTAATATTTCATCGTAATCTCCAAAGAGAAATCCATCTACATTAGCTGCTTCTTTATATGCTTCAACATCAGAGTAAACCTCTGCTTTAAGTGCATCAACTGCTAATTCTAATGTACGAACAATGTCCTTTAACTTTCCACGATCCATAGATAAAATTTTATTTCACTCAGTATAGCATAAAAAAAGAAGGGGATCAACCCCTTCGTTTTATTTTCCATATAGAAACTGAACTTCAGCATTTATGATTGTAAGAAATACGGCAGATGCTACCAAAATTTCTAAAACTTCAATCATTTAACACTTGTAAGTTCTTTTTCTACTCTTACACCACGGTAAGTTAGATCGACCTTGTTAGTCTGCTGTGTTCTGTTTCTGTCGGTATC